GGTAATGATAAATTTGTTAATCCTGCCAAACAAAGAACATATGAAGTTTGGAGAAGAATTGCAAACAACTTACCTTATCTATTAAAACATAAGGGAACAAAAAGAGGAATATACGCATTGATGAGTTGTTATGGAATACCTGCATCAAATCTTTCAATATTAGAATTTGGGGGCCCGGAAGTTACAAATGATAGTAAAGGTAAATTGGTAATAGATAACATTACTACTGCGTTGGTAATGAATACTGGTTCTTATTTAGATTTTAATTGGAAATCTACTGACAAGGGTAGAAAGCCAAATACAATTGAAATGTTTGTAAAACCCGCATTTGGTAACCAATGGAATGTTATTTCAGGAAGTGGTTGGAATGTTCAATTAAGTGGTTCATCGAATAGTGACTATGGTAAAGTAATATTTAATTATAGTGGTTCTACAAACATATCTTCATCTTTATTACCAATATTTAATGGAAGATATTTCGGAATTTCAGTAAGTTCAGGTTCGGAAGGTTTAAAATTGGATTTAAGACAATCGGATAAAGAACGAACCATATTTGAAAGTTCTACAACTATAAACGATTTAACAAATTGGAATAATGGTTCTACTATAACATTGGGTAAATCGTATAGTGGTAGTGTGGATGAATTTAGATTATGGAGTGAACAATTAAATACACAAATATTTTATAACCACGTTTCATTCCCAGAAATGATTAATGGTAATAGTGTATCTTCTTCTACACATGATTTACATTTAAGATTGGATTTTGAATATCCAAAAAATTTAGCAGTATCTCAATCATTAATAAATGTTGATACTAATATTTATTTTGCAAATGGATTAACTAGAAATCATTATGAAAATGGTACAACCGCATCGTTGTATTCAACAAATCCGTCATCTTCATTATATGTAAGTGCAAGTCAGTTTACAAATATATCAACATATCCATATAATTTTGAAATAGTTGATAGAATGGTTGTAATGGATTATCCAGATGGTGGTGCAAGTAGATACTCAACTAATAAAGTTAGATTTGAATCACAGACCGATTTTAATGGTAATGATGTAAGTGGTGGTGTTGATTTATCAATAAAAAGTAGAGTAACTAAAAAAGCATTTGACCAATCTCCAACAGACTCAAATAGAGTGGGATTATTTTTCTCACCTACAAAGGAATTAAATATTGATATTGCAAAATCATTTGGTGGATTAAATATTGATAACTACATTGGTGACCCTTCAGATTTTTATAAATCAAATTATAAATCTTTGGATTCTTTAAGAAATTATTATTTTCAAAGGTTTGATGGTAGAGATATATACGCATACATTAATTTAATCAAATTATATGAGAAATCTATGTTTGAAGATATTAAGAAGATGTTACCAGCAAGAGTTAAAGCAACAACTGGTTTATTAATTGAACCACACTTTTTAGAAAGAAGTAAAGTTGCTCATAAAAAACCATCCGGAGAAAATAATCAATATCAAACCGATATTCATTTTGGTGACACATCTACAATAATTGCTGATAATAATCAATACGAAGTAACACTTACATCAAGTTTATTTGAAAACATATTTGGAGAAAATAACCAATATGAAACTACAATTTATACGGGTTCATTGCAAAGTATTATTGCAGAAAATTATCAACATACAACATCTATTGATTTTAATAATAATTTAATACCTACTGCAGATTATTATCAAAAAGAAGTTGACATTAATGCGGAATTAGGAAATGCAACAATACTATCGGAAATAGAGTTGCAAAATTCAAATACAATAGTAGGACAGTCTAATTATGAAGAAATTGGATTTGGATTATATGCACAAAGAGGTGTAGCATTAAGAACTTACTATAACAAAGATAATGTTCTTACAAAAGAAAGAGTTAAAGTAAATTTAGTAACTACTCAAAAACGTAGAGATATAATTGTTTTTAATTTTGCACCAAATGGTGTGGGAGACCCTCGTGGTGGGTATCATGTAACATCATCGGTTTATAATGAAACGGAATTAAATATACAACCATTTTCAGGCTCTACTCCTCCAGTAGTAACAGGAAATATTATATCGGTTAATCCGGTGGATGGGTATTTACCAACACATAATAAATACACAAGTGATTTAACAACTGGATTAAAAAATTCATATTATTTGGGTTCAAAAAATACAGCTGCAACCACTTTAGACGGAACTTCTCCAATTGAAACATTTGCAACTAACCCTAATACATTAAAAGTTAATAAGACAGGTAGAGCAGCAAATGAACCAATTTTGGAAGTTGAGTAATAATTTTTATAAAAACTATATTTATAACAAACGAATAATACAATACTATGGGATATTTAAGTAACAATGAATTAACAGTTGATGCAATTCTTACTAAAAAAGGTAGGGAAAAATTAGCTGCAGGACAGGGTTTAAACATTACTCAATTTGCATTGGCAGATGATGAGATTGATTATAACCTTTATGAGCCCGCACATCCGTTGGGTTCTGCTTATTATGATGTGGCAATTAAAAATATGCCAGTTTTAGAAGCAAATCCAGATGAAACAAATGTAATGAAATATAAATTGGTAACTTTACCAAAAAATACAACTAGGATTCCTGTTGTTGAATTTGGTGTCCCAAATATTTCTGTAAATCAAAAAAGTGGTGAAGTTGCTTTATCACCAACCACATCGCCGGCCGGTAATAGAACATTAGGATATACAATTATTCTTTCTAATAAAAACGCGGGAGATGTAGTAGGTGAAGGTGTAACATCAGATGTAGGAACGGTTCCTATGTTTATTGGTGACGATGTATCAGCAACTGCATCAATTGCAAAAGGATTAACATTTAAGTTTATTCCAAATCCTTCATTAACATCTACAATTAAAACAACAATAACTGTATATGGTAATGAAACGGGTGGTTCACAAACTATTCCAATCACAGTAACATATGTACAATAATTAAACTATGGCATTAATAAGAGACAATAGAGGTTCGTTATTAGCGAGCAATCTATCACAATATTTAGCAGGAGCTGCTAATACAGCAGGTACTCCAGTTGACACTAACGAATTAGTTAGAATTGTAAACCAATTTTTAGGAACAGGTGAGCAAATCTCTTCCGATATGGCTACCATTTCAAATGGTATTTATAAAAAATTTGGAGCAATCGATAAAGTAACAAATAGAACACAAGTTGTAACTTCTGGAATATGGAGTGGAGATACTGGTTCTTTGTATTCATTTTATACATCTTCAAATCAACTAAATGGAGATAGTGGAGATTATTATTTGGATATATACAACGATGTAACATCATCCGCTGCCGCTGAAGTTCAATTTTCAATAGCATATGGTGATTATAGTGGAAAAGGTGCACCAACACTTACACAAGACCAATCTTCTAAATTATCAACAACTGCTATGTATTATCAATTAGCAAATGTTCTTTTAGACCCAGGTGTTAATCAATTCAAAGATTATAGTGGAAACACAATGAATAATTTTTACGCTATTAATATCAATAGAGCTAGATACAAAGAAAGATTAGACCCAGGAAATGTTTCATTAACACTTTCAGGTTCAAAAGGAAGTTTGACATTAATAGATGATAGTGGTGGAACAGGTGAAACAGTAACTACTGCAGGTAGAGTTTATAACTTAGTAAAAGGTTCTTTAAATATAGGAACATCTACAACTGCATCTATTTCCGCATATACAACTGGAAGTAATAATGATGGATTTGGTTTATTCTATCCTGATATGGGTATTTTATTATTAAATCCTTTGGCGTTATCTTCTTCGGTTGATGGTAATCTTACATTCGCAGTAGGTTCAAGTGCAGGACAATATCACCAATCAGGTTCATCATCTGGTTCTTTGAAATTATTTGATGCATTAAAAAAAGGTGCACATTTTGAAGCTAGAAGAACTGAAAATGTTTCTACATCTCATTATTTTGTAAGAGCAAACAATAGAGAATTTAATTTCTCAAACAACCCATCATTTGTAACAGGTTCAGTAGGTGCATTTACTCAAACTATTTTTGAAAATGACCCACATGTTTATATTACAACTGTTGGATTATATGATGATGCAAATGAATTATTAGCAGTTGCAAAAACTTCTAAACCAGTTGAGAAATCATTTGATAAAGAAATTGCAATCAAAGTTAAATTAGACTTCTAATCGGAGAATAAAATAAAAACTATAACCCACCGTAATTTGGTGGGTTTTTAGTTTTAAGATATTTATATATGATATGTTAAAAAGAATACCAAAATCAGATATTAGTATTAGGCCATTTAAAGCCTATAAAGAGTGGAACTTTACAAGTGGTTCTACACAAATTGATTTATTAGTTGCAGACGAGAATTCTTCGGATTTAAGTATTGGAAACAATTTATCAGTTCAAAAAAATTCTTTATATGGACAATTAAGAGCACAATTCTACAATGGACATGAAGATAATCCATTTTTAAGATTTGGAAATAAAAATAATGAATATAATAATACTGAATCAACAAAAGATAGATTTTTAAGTGGTTCGGCAAAAGTTATTTCCATTCCACAAATATATGTTGGAGAAACTATTAAAAAGGGTTCAGTATATGTTTTGGATGGTACAACGGAATTTGTAGATGATGGATATGGAAATTTAATTGCAGCAGGAGCGGGTTCTCAAATTTTTTTTAATTATCTAGAATTAACAGGAAGTACATTTAATTTTACGGATATTGCAGGTGGTGTATATTCATCAAGTATCTCAAACTATTTTGTTGATATAAATACAGGAGAATTTACAATTTCATTAGGTAACCCAATAAAAGAATTTGTTTGTGAAATAACTTCTATGGATATTCAAGATGGTATAATTTTTGTTAAAAATGCAACATTTTTAGAAGGTGCTGCAGGAACTAATAGAGCAGGTAATGTGTTTTATTCACAGGGTTTATTGGTATTTACAAGAAATGTAAATTCATCATTAAATTCAAATTGGGAAGTATCATTTAAATCTACTCAAACTATCTATGAACATGAATATTTACTTATAGCTGAACAAGATGAATTTAATGTATCAACAAATCCATCCGCAGTTGTAAATATTGGTAGACAAACAGAATCACATATAAGTACCGATGGAAAAATTACAAAAGTAACAATTAATCCTGGTGTAAATTATATTAAAAAAGCATTTGTATTAGAAACAGGAACAGGTTCATTAGATTATTCTTATACATTTAGTGGTTCAGTTGGAAATATAAAAGCTGGATTTGAACATGGTAATATGAGTGGTTCTATGGATACAACGGGTTCATTCTTAACACCAATGATTACAACAATTGGATTATACGATGATGATTGTCAATTGGTAGCAGTTGCAAAATTACCAAAACCAATAAAATCATATTCTGACTTACCAGTTAACTTTATTGTACGATTTGATACATAATCTTATATTTATATACAAAAACAAAAAACAATGGCAACAATATTAGATACATACGCAGGTAGACTAACGGAATTAGGAGTAGATAAAATAACTCCAAACGCATCTTCTAAAGGAACACCCTACACTACCGATGATTTGAAAAAAGCAGATGAACAAGTTTTAACTGCAGCAAAATTTAAAACAGGTAGAGGTGGTGAAATATCCGCAACTAAATATTCCGATACTAAGCCAAAATAAAACAATTTAATGGCAAAAAAAGTTACAAAAAAGAGTAATCCAAAATGGGTTGCTAAAAAATATGGATTTAAGTCTGGTTTGGAAGAAACCATTTCTCAACAAATAGAGTCTCAAGGAATTAAAGTAGAATATGAAACTGAAAAAGTTCCATACATAATTCCTGCATCAAATCACACATATAGTCCTGACTTTAAATTACCCAATGGTATTAGAGTAGAGACAAAAGGTAGGTTTGTGGCTGCAGATAGGAAAAAACATCTATTGGTTAAAGAACACAACCCACATTTGGACATTCGCTTCGTATTTTCCAATTCAAAGAACAAAATCAGCAAAAAGTCTAAAACGACATATGGTGATTGGTGTGAAAAGAACGGATATAAGTATGCAGACAAAATTATCCCAATTGAGTGGTTTTTAGAAGAAAATAGACCATAAAATATTTGGAAATATCAAATATTTGTCGTATATTTAAGTCGTGTTGAAGCAAAATGATAAGAATATAGTTATATCTACCCTAACCGGTATTTTAGGTAGTTATCTCAATCTGAAAGGAAA